GGATGGAATGCGAGGATGAGCTTTCGGCTTGGGATGGCTTCAAGCGGGAGATGCCGTGGCTGGCTGAGGGTGACCGCGCGCTTGTCGAGATGGCTGCGCGGCTCCGCGGTCGGATGATTAAAGACCCTGAGATGGGCGTGAACGCGCTGGCGCAGCTTCGGCTCTGCCTTCAGGCGATGGGCGGGACCCCGGCGGATCGGTCAAAGGTGGGTGCGCCAGATGATGATGCGACGGACCCGGCTGACGAGTTCTTCAACTAGGCGCGTGCTGTGAGGGCTGAAGTCGTCGCGCGTATCAACGGCGCCTTAGACCCGACCACGGAATATGCGAGGGCGGTTTGTGGCGGCGAGGTCATCGCAGGCCCGCATGTGCGAGACGCCTGCAAGCGCCACTTGGATGATCTCAAACACGGCGCCGCGCGCGGCCTTCGCTGGGATGCAGAAGCGGCTCAGCGGTTCTTTGATTTCTGCCGGACAGTGCTTCGGCTCAGCGAGGGACAGTTTGACGGGATACCGTTCGAGCTTCACCCGTCGCAGAAGTTCATCTGCGGCTCGCTGTTCGGCTGGATGCACGGCGACGTGCGCCGGTTTCAACGGGCCTACATTGAGCAGGGTAAGGGCAACGGCAAATCACCCATGGTCGGGGCGATCGGTCTCTATGGCCTGACGGCGGACGGTGAGAGCGGCGCGCAAATCTACTCGGCTGGCGCGACAAAAGAGCAGGCCGGGATCTTGTTCGCGGATGCCGTCAAGATGGTCAACCAAGCGCCCGCCCTTAACAAACGCATCGATCGTGCTGGCGGGCCGGGACGGGAATACAATCTCGCCCACCTACCGACGCAAAGCTTCTTTCGTCCGGTGTCGCGAGAGACGAAAAAGACCGGCTCCGGGCCGCGCCCTCACATGGCGCTGTGTGACGAGGTTCACGAACACCCGGACGGCGGGGTCATTGAGATATTGGAGCGCGGCTTTAAGTTCCGCCGTCAACCGCTCCTGGTGATGATCACGAACTCCGGTTCCGACCGGGCGTCTATCTGTTGGGCGGAAAGGAAGCACGCGGTCGCGGTCGCGGCTGGCGACGTGGAGGATGACCGGACGTTCTCATACGTCTGCGCGATGGATGAGGGCGACGAACCCTTTGATGACCCGGAGTGCTGGGAGAAGGCGAACCCGCTGATTGGTGTGACCATCACCCGGGAATACCTGGAGCGGAACGTCAAGCAGGCGCGCGACATACCGGCTAAGGCGAACGGGATCAGGCGGCTTCACTTCTGCCAGTGGACGGACGCGGAATCGGCCTGGATCAGCCGGGCCGCCTGGGAAGAGATCGAAGACCCGACGCTCGACATAGACGATTACGAGGGCGCGGCCTGCTACGCCGGGCTGGACCTCTCGCAGACCACGGACCTCACGGCGAAGGCGCTGGTGTTCGAGGACGGCGAGACCGAAGACGGCCTGAAGAAATACGCGGCCTTCGTTCACGGCTACACGCCGGAGGACACGATGCGCGCGAGGGGCGAGAAAGACGGACTCCTGCCTGGGCAGGATTACGCGGCGTGGGTGGAGGAAGGGTTTCTCACCGCCACGCCAGGTAAAAAGGTGCGGCTCTCCTATGTCGCGAGCGACTTGTATGACGACGCGCAGCGGTTCGAGCTGCGCATGTGCGCCTATGACAACTACCTGATCCGCAGCTTTGAAGACGAGCTAGACGAGCTAGGGGCGAGCCTGCCGCTGGTTGATCACCCGCAGAACTTCTTACGCCGCACGTCTGAAGTGGACGGGCTGGGCGATGTCGAGCTGTGGATGCCGGGTTCGGTGGACGCGCTTGAAACGCTGGTTCTTGAGGGCCGCATTCGTGTGCATGTCAACAAGCCGCTCCGGTGGGCGGTGGCCTCGGCGACGTTTGCTGAAGGTCAGGACGGGCAGCGCCGGTTCACGAAAGCCAAGGCCACAGGCCGGATCGACATGGCGGTGGCGCTGGCCATGGCGGTGGGCGCGGCTGAGGCGTCTGGTGGTGTGGCTAAGGCGCCGCCGACCCCTTGGGACGCTGATCCCGATTACAGACTGGTGGTGTGATGTTCGATTTTCTGAAGCGAGAAAAGCGCGCCACTGAAATTCCAGCCGGGGCGGTGTCTGTTTCTGATCCACGTATTGCGGAGATTTTCGGCGGCTGGCTTGGCGGGATGGATTCCGCGTCCGGTGTCACGGTGAATACCGAAAGCGCGCTAGGCGTTCCTGCGATATGGGCGGCGGTCAACTTCATCTCGGGTACGCTCGCCGGGCTTCCGCTGAAGGTCTATCGCAAGCGCGGCGATGATCGCGAGGCTGTGCGCGGCGGCCTGACGAACCTGCTGCATGATGCGGTCAATGATGAGACCAGTTCGTTTGAGTGGCGCAAGCACGCGTTTGAGCAGGTTCTGACGGGCGGGCGTTCGTTCACCTATATCGAGCGCAACGCGTCCGGCGCGGTGACGGCTCTGTGGCCGCTAGACCCCACGGCCATGACCGTGGACATGCCCGCAGGCCAGACCGCCCGGCGCTATCGCTATGGCTCCAAGCGCAGGACTGTGACCTATGAGGCGCGCGAGATTATCGACGTTCCGTTCATGCTTCGGCCTGACCGGATCGGCCACCGGTCGCCGCTGACCACAAACCGCGACGTGATCGGCCTCGCCATCGCCGCGACGCAGTACGGCTCCAAGTTCTTTCAGGGCGGTGGTGTTCCGCCCTTTGCGGTGACGGGCAACTTCCAAAGCGCGGGCGCGCTAAGCCGAGCCGCCGACGATCTGGCCGAAGCGGTGCGCAAGGCGGCGAAAGAAAAGCGCCAAGCGCTCACCCTGCCGAACGGGCTGGAGATCAAGCCTATCGGCGCGGACCCGGAGAAAAGCCAGCTTGTCGAACTTAAGCGCTTCATCATTGAAGAGGTGGCGCGGATCTACTCGATCCCGCCGACCTTTCTGCAAGACCTGACGCACGGCACGTTTTCAAACACCGAACAGCAAGACCTGCACTTTGTAAAGCACACCATCAAGCGCTGGGCTGAACAGTTTGAGCAGGAATTGAACCTGAAGCTCTTTGGCCGTCGCTCAAGCACGCAATATGCGGAACTGAACATGGACGGCCTGCTTCGCGGTGACTTCAAGACCCGCATGGACGGCTACGCGCAAGGCATCCAAAACGGCATCCTGACGCCGAACGAAGCGCGCCGCCAGGAGAACCGCCCAAGCATGAATAACGGCGACGTGCTGTTGATCCAGGGCGCAACCGTGCCGCTGGGAAGCCAGCCCGTGAACCAGCCGCCCGCAGAGCCGAACGGCGAGGAATAGCAACATGGAACTTGAAAAGCGGATGGGTCTGCCGGTGGAAGCACGGGCGGACGAAGAAGGCGTGCGCGTCGCTGGCTATGCGGCGGTGTTTAACGAAGAGACCAACATCGCCGGGGCGTTCATGGAGCGCATCGAGCCGGGCGCGTTTCGCGATGCGGTCGGGCGCGATGACGTGGTGTTCCTTGTGAACCATGACGGCCTCCCGCTGGCGCGCTCCCGCGCCGGGCAAGGAACGCTCACGCTGCGAGAAGACGAGCGCGGGCTTTATATGGAAACGCTGCTGGACGGCGAAGACCCGGACGTTCGCTCTATCACCGGCAAGATGAAGCGCGGCGACCTGGACAAGATGAGCTTTGCCTTCCGGGCTGAAGTCGAAGAATGGGACGAGAGCGGCGAGCTTCCCGTCCGCACCATCAAGCAGGCCCGGCTTTATGACGTGAGCGTCGTGACCAGCCCGGCTTACGAAGGCACCGAGATCGGCTTGCGGTCTCTTGAGGCGGCGCGCGCCGAGCGCGTGAACCCTGAACTGAACAAAGCCCGACGCACCCGGCTGTTGCTGGCGCTGCGCGGCAAGGAATAGCGCGCTCCGCGCTATCGCCCCTCGCGGCCCTTGGGCAAGGCCACCTCAAAGATGGAGAAGCCATATGGCGACCCTGAAGGAACTGCGGGAGCGCGTGGCGAAGCACGTCACTGAAGCCCGTGAAGCTGTGGACCAGATCAAGCCGGACACCCCGGAGGATCGTGCGAAAGAACTGAACGAGCAGGCTGACCGCGCGCTTGAAGACGTTCGCCAGACTGAAGCGCAGATCGAGCGTCTGGAGAAGATTGAAGCGTCTCAGCGCAAGATGGAAGAAGCCGCCGAGCATGAGGCCCGCGCCAAGCGTCCGACCTCTGACGGCGGTGAAGCCCCCGGCGTGGATGGCGGCGATGAGCCGTCCTACCGTGAGGCGTTCCACGAATACCTGCGCTGTCAGGGCCAGATGGGCGATATGCGCCCCGAAGCCCGCTCCGTTCTTCGCGCTGGCTATCAGAAGGTCGAAGAGCGCGCGCAAACCGTGGGCACGAACTCGGCTGGTGGATTCACCGTCCCGACCGAACTGCAGAACATCCTCATTCGCTCCATGCTGGCCTTCGGCCCGATGTACAGCGAAGATGTCGGCACGGTCATCACCACGTCCGGCGGCGGTCAGATCACCATGCCGACCGTGGACGATACTGCTGTGACGGCGGGCGCGCACACTGAAGGCGCGACGCTGACCGATGACGGCGGCAAGGACGTGACCTTCGGCCAGAAAGTGCTGGATGCTTTCGCGTTCGACACCGAGTGGGTGCGGGTCTCGAAGGAACTGGCCGACGACTCCATCTTTGCGATGGAGCAACTGCTGGGCGATCTGCTGGGCGAGCGCCTGGGCCGGATTGCAAACCTTCAGCTCACCACCGGCTCTGGCTCTTCAGCTCCGAACGGTATTGCTACCGCTGCGGGCGCTGGCGTCACTGCCGCTGGCACGGCTGCTGTGACCTATGACGAGATCATTGATCTTGAGCACAGCGTTGACCC